GGCTGCTGTTCTGCAGGCCGACGAAGTCGAACGGGGTGTTGGCCGCGAAGTCGGCCAGGTCACGCAGGAAGGTGTCGGCCTCTTGAGCCGAGCCGAGCATGGTCTCGAACGCGACCTTGGACTGCTCCAGCTGGCCGGCCAGCCTGACAGCTGCGGTGGCCGCCCCGACGGCCGCGACGCCGAAGCCCAAGACGGCTTGTGTCGCCAGGGTGCTGGGGCCGACCAGGCTGGCGAAGTGCGCCTTGGTGGCCTGGTTGGATTGCTTGAGCTGCGCCTCGACCTTCTTGAGTGCGGCGGTCGCTTCGTCCTTGGCACGGATGAGGATCTCGACGATGTTGCGTGTTGCCATGTCGACCTCCTCGCACCGCTATGGGTCAGTCCCGCCACTGGGGCTTGTCGTGGCTGCCGCGGCCGCTCTTCACGCGCTGCTCTTCGATGTGCCGGTGCTCGTCCTCGAGGTCGGCCCGGTAGGCTTCGACGTCCAACGCGACGTCAGCCAGCGGTCGGCTGAGGAACTGCGTCGTGCTCATCCCGCAGCCCCGCGCCACGCGGTTGATCAGGATCGCCTGCTTGCTCCGCAGGAAAGGCGGCCGTCTGGTCGGCGCCTCCCACGCGCCGACCGCTGCTGCTGAACTCCTGGATGGCCGCGACGAGCGCGGCCTGGTCACCGGCCAGCAGGTCGGGCGTGACGTCACCTTCGAGCGTCAGGTGCACGTCCTCGATCTCCGTGGCGCCGGAGGCGTCCCGGAAGCCGATGCCGGTCACGCCCAACGCCACCAGGGCGCGGGTGTTGGCCAGGTCCTGCTTGAGCGACTCGATGCGCAGGTCAGGGTCCTCGTTGACCAGCGTCTGCAGGCGTTCGAGGAACTCGTCCTGGCCTTCGTCCTCCCGGCGTTCCCGGACCAGGCCGTACAGCAGCGGGGTGGCGCCGGCCGCGACCACCATCTCCTTGGCGCTGACCTTGCGGATCCGCGCCACGATGGTCTCGCCCGGCTGCAGCTCGCCGTTGGCAGCCGCGGTAGCAGTAGCGTCGGGGAGTTCGACGATCTTGGCTGCCAGCTTCGACAGCAGTGCGATAGAGCGGGTTCTCATGCGACCCTCCAGGGGGTTAGTAGCTGGCGGTGGCGTTGACGAGGGTGACCTGCATCTCGTACCCGGCGCTGGTGTTGAACTCAGCCACGCCCTGGCACGAGACGCTCATGCGGCCCGGGCCGCCGATCGGGGCGCCCCACGTCTCGATGTTGAGTTGTGGGATGACGATGGTCAGGATCGCGGAGCCGTTGGTCCACTCGAATTCCCACGCCTGCGGGTCGTTGTCCTTGAAGTCGGCGTAGGCGAGCGCGTCTCGGAACGAGCTGGTCATCGCGACCGTGATGTTGCTGTCACCGAAGTCGGTGGCCGAGATCTCGTCGGACTCGTTGAGGACCTCTTCGATCTCGAGGGCGTTGTCGATGGTGAGCGTCAACGACTCGAGGTAGTTCCAGGCCGACGAGTCGCGCTCGACCGCCAGCTGCTTGAACAAGAACCGGTTGCCTTGCTCGAGCGCCATGGTCGTGTCGGACTCGGCCGACACGCTCTTGGCGATCCAGTCAGTGTCGATCGACAGGGCGCCGTCCATCGGCTGGTTGAGCACCAGGCGGTTGAGCTGCCCGCCGGCGTACCGGTGGATCACCGAGGCGCTGCGCTTCACGGTGAGGCTGTACGGCGGCAACGCCGCCTCGGTCGAGAACTTCGTGGCTACCGGCTTGAACACGTGGCTGTACGGCGCGTCGGAGCCGGTCGTGACCGGCGCACCCAGCGCCGCGCGGAACAAGTGCCCGATGTTGGCGGGGCGAGCGTGCAGGCCCGAGACCGGGCCGGAGATCCGCAAGCGACCGGCGTCAGCCGGTTGCCGGGCACGAGTGCCGAAGTTCATGGCCTCCCGCAACCGCCCGCGCTCCTCACTGATCCCCTCGGTGGCGTTGAAGAACGCGGTCGGCACCACGCCCGTCCCGAAGCTCGTTTCCTTCCCTATCCCGATGCTGCCCTGGCGACCAGATGCCATCGCTTACCTCGACTTCCCGGCCGCCGTGGGCGGCACTTCAGCCGCAGGCGCGGCCTTACTGACCTTCTCGAACGCGCCGGTGGCGAGCAGGTGCTCGGCTTCCTGGCGGCTGACCTCGATGACCGCCCCCGGTTCCAGGGTCGGGGCGTAGAACGTCCCTCCCGGCTTGGGGGCGTACTTGACCTGTGGCATGGGCTTCCTCCTAGAGGCTGTCGTCGAGCTCCCCGACGACGACTTGCACCACCGCGCTGCGGTAACTGCGACCCATCCGCTTGACGATGTCGAACTCGGCGCGAACCGCCCGGCAGTCCTCCACCAGACCGCCGAGGGTGTAATCGAAGTCCTCGTCCGCCAGCGCGTCCACCAGCGCGGCGCACAACGGCAGCAGGGTCAGCTCATCCGCCTCGAGGTTCGGCGTGACGGCCACGTAGAACGCCACGTAGAACACGCCAGTGACCAGTTGCTCGTTCGCGCCAGCCGCCAGTGTCTGCAGGTCGACCGCGACCGGGATCACCTCGGCCGCCGGAGTCGAAGGCCAGGCCGTGTTGATACCCACGAACACCTGCTTGGTGTTGGTCTGGTCGGTGGCGATGCCCTCCAACTCGGCCACGACGGCCTTGAGGGCCTGGGCCACAGCCAAGACGTTGACGGTCACGCCCCACCCCTCACGTCGAGGAACGACTCGACCGCGTCGATCAGCTCATCACGCCACCCGGCCGGCAAGCCCTTGGCGGCCGTCGGCAGGAACATGCGCCGGGGAACGATGCCCTTGTCGGTCTTGGTCGGATCGCCCTGGTGATAGACGCCGTACCTCTGGCTCGCGCCGATCGACACTGCGCCCCCGCCCACCAGTTGCCAGTTGAGGCTCTGCACCAACGCCCTGGTGCGCATCAGGGGGCGCTTCCCGTATTGCCTGCGGCGGCGGCGGCCGGGGATACCCGAAGCGCCGACGAGCGACTCGAGCGTCTCGTCACTCAACGGTGCCCAGGCCAGTCCGTACGGGTCCTTGCTCTCCCGGAACGAGTCACGGGCCAGCCCGACACCAGCCTCGCCGATGTTCTTCAACGCCCCTTGCAGCCCCTGGTGATCCAGCTTACGGAGCAGCCGAGTGAGTTGCGGAGTGTCGACCGTGAGGCTGTACTCGAACGACGCCACTACCAGTCCCGCGGCGGCTTGTTCGTCACCTGCGGACCGCCAGCTGGCAGCTCCTCGTCGTCGCCGTTCTCGACGATCGGCGTGATGGTGCCGGCCGCCACGCCCTGCAGCCACTCGAGGGCCGCCTTGTAGTTCAGGTAGTAGGCGGACTGGTGGGCGGGCTCGGGCAACAGGCCGAGCTTGACGGCCAGGCGGTAGGCGGCGATGCTGCCCACCGCCGCCTTGACGTCGTCCCCCACGCTATCGAGCGGGAGGGTGTACCCCGCCCGGCGCAGGTAGCCGTCGGCTTGCGCCGAGGCCGCCTCGATCCAGGTGGTCCGGTCGGTGCTGGTGCTGTTGCTGGCGACGTCACCGGGCAGGTGACTGTCGATCAGCTCCTGCTCGGTGAGGTACGCCACGGTTCACTCCTGGGTGGTTTGGGCGGTCTCGTCGGTCTCGCCGCCGCGGCGCACGAGTTCCGCCCAGATGGTCTCGTAGATCTGGGATTTGGTCTTGGCGCCGTCCAAGTCGATTCCGAGCAACTCAGCTTCGGCAGTGAGCTGCGCCTTGGTCATGTCGCTTAAAGCGACGATGGGGGCGGGATCGGCGTCAACCGAGTCGACGTAGCAGACGATGCCGTTGTGCTCCCAGCGAGACGCGGTGTCCTCGTCGATCGGCAGCACGGTCCCGATCTCGCGGCGCGGCCCGTCAGGATGCGGGTAGCGCTTGGCCATCAGGAACCTGACCCGGATCACGGGTAGATGATCTCGAGGTGGGCGTTGCCGACCAGGCCGGCGGTGGTGGCGGAGGCGGTGGCCACCAGGTACTGATCGGCCGGCCACTTGACGGCGGCCTTGCCGTTGGTGCCGCCGTTCTTGACGTTGTCGAACACGCCAGCCGTCGCGACGGAGAGCCCGTCGAGCAGCACGTCGCTGGACACGTCACCGTCGTCGTCGATGCCGGCGTCGATCGTTGCGGCTCCGGAGGACGGCGTGGGGATGTCGAGGACGACGCGAGTGATGATCACGTCGACGCCGAACGGGTTGAGTTCCTTGAGCACGCCACCGACGGCGGTGGTGGTGGCAGCGGTAAGCGCGAACTTGAGGGCACCGGTCTGCTTTGACACGTTGGTCTCCTTCACACCCGGGCCGCCCCGGCCGTTGTGACCGGGGCGGCGCTGAGGGTTGTGCTGTGCCGCGCTAGGCGGCGCTTGGGGTCAGGCTTACGGGACGAGGACGGCGAACGGGAAGCGGGTGTTGTTGTCCGGGTTCGCCAGCGTCGGCGGGTTCGGCAGCTGCCAGGCGCAACGGAAGGTCACGCGCAGCGCCACCATGTCCTGCGTCGACAGGTTGTAGACGATGTTGCCGGCCAGGTCCTGGATGACGCCCTCGGTCAGGAGCTTGTAGTTCATGTCCTTGCGGATCGCGAACACCAGCTTCTTCCAGTTGCCGGCCACCAGCGTGGCCTTGGTGACGTCCATCACGTCGTTCTCGGGCAGGTGCACGGTCTCGCCGTCGAGCTCCCACACCGAGGCGGCCTGCATGTCGCGGCCGTCGACGGCCTTGTGGAAGATGGGGCGGCCGGCGGCGACCAGGCCCGAACCGTCCCACACCTTCTCGCGCAGCCCGCGCAGCTTGCCCTTCATGGTCAGCGCCGCGACGGCACCGTTGACGGCGTACCCGTCCTCTTCGACCTTCGACCACACCCCGCCGACGCCCAGCAGCGCGTCGTAGATGTCGCCCGTGCTCTCGACGGTGCTGAGGTCGACGCTGTTGGTGGCGGCGATGGCGGCGGTGACGAGATCGTCTGGCATCGACGCTGGCGCGTCCTCGCCGTGGATGACGGTGCGGTCGAACTTGCGCCCGATCGCGGCCGAGATGAGCGGCCTGAGCTGCCCGAAGATGTCGTAGTTGGCATCGTCCAACACGTCGTTGGGGATGGGGACGATCACGCCCATCTTCTCGGCGGTCAGGTACTTGTTGGCCCACTCGGCGCTGCTGGTCGGGATGCGACCGGTGTCGCCGTCGATCCAGTAGGCGCTGGGCAGGGCCGACAGCACCGGCATGCGGTGCGTCTTCGAGCTCATGTCCGGCCCGCGGGTGGCGAGGGCCATGACGCTCGAGTACGACGCCACCTCCTGCAGGATCTCGGTGGCCACCGTCTCGGGGATGAGAGCGCCGGCGTCGGTTCGGTCGATGATCTGGTCCACAGTGTTCTCCTCAAGGGCGCGACTGGCGTCGCAGAATAGGCACTACCTTGCGATGGGTTGAGTTACCGGCGGGCGGGGCGCTTCGCTTGGGTGCGGATGCTGTCGTTCATCACCTTGTTGCCGTCCTCGTCGCTGCTGCCGGTCTGCGCCTCGCCGACCTGGCCCAGCGGCACCACCTGCGGCGCTGACGCCAGGAAGGCGGTGAGGATCTCGAGCGGCGCGGTGCGAGCCCAGGCGCCCTCGCCGGTCTGACCGGCGGTGAGCTTGCCCTCACTCAACGCGGTGGTGATGAGCCGCTCGCGCTCGACGGTCTCAGCCGCCGCCTGCAGCTCGGTCACGCGAGCCTCGAGCGTGTCGGCCGCCGCCGCCCGGGCGCTGAGCGCCTCGA